GAGATGCCCTCATCCACGGCTTCATCCGTTGCCGTATAACCTAACTTGGCGAAGGCTTCAATACGCCCTTCACCAAGGCCATTGCTGACACAATCGTCACCCATGGCCATAGCCGCTGCTACACACAACTTGTCTGGTGCAACTAGGTTCGTCACAACCAGGTCGAGAGCAACGCGCATTCTACTGTTGGAAGACGCTGTGGTCTTCTTACCTGACAGCATCCCTCCTGGGTGTTTTCGCTGAAATAGTACGCCGTCACTTAGCATTCTCATAGCGAACGCGTCTGTGACGCTTCTACATCTTAAAGCGTTCTTCCATTCGGGGGATGCATCTCCGCACAACAGTATCCTGTGCTCTGCCTCTTCCTTTAGTTGGGACGGCTGGATGCAAGACTCGTAGTTTGACATGTCAGTGCACTCCGTTAGCTTATATTCGTTAGCGTATTGTAATAAACGCAATCCGTCCCCATCAGTAAGGCCTAAACCAGCCTTAGAGGGGATTTTCGAGTGCGCCAAAATCTCCGCTTCATCCTGCAAGCAATAGAGCGCTGTGTCCACCAAGTAGTCTATAAATCCCATACTACAAATCGAACGCCACTTTTTGGTTAGCATTTTCTTCTTTGGGCAGACCGAGTTCTTGATGAACATCCTGACTATTCCTGAAAGACCCATGGTCACTACTAACCTAGGGTCCTCACGGAGCGTAGCTTCCAACTCGCCAGCATCTAACTGGCTTAGCACTACTATAACGCCGATTGCAACATTTATGCAATACCATAATGCAACTGGGTTATCAATCAAGTCGCCGTTGGTCTTAAACACGGCGGCAAATGGATGCCCCGGAGATGCATTCTTGTTACATTGCCTAATATGCTTCGCCCAGAACTGCGGGTCGCACAGATACTTTATAGTATCGTACTTGCCATCAGCCACTGGTGCATATAATTCGAGCAGTCTAGACCGAATCTGAGACAGTTCTCGACTCAAGTCTATTTCTTTTGTGTGCCTGTGATAGGCTTCTGCTGATTCCCATTCAGCAGCTGCTCCTCGCTTAGGTAACACATAGTCTTGCATTTGCAACCCAAGCTGGCGAAACCGTTCATGCGTCTCTTCGTCAAATTCTATGTCAGACCAATCACACTCCGCTGAACGGAATGAAGACCTGGTCTTACCGACTTTGACGACGCCTGATTCTTCGCTAGCTTGCCACGCTGCCCACTCTACTGGGAAGGGACGGAAGATTGGGCTGTCTTCTGCCCCAAGGTAAAATCCTGCAATTCTTTAGTCATGCTCACGCCTTCAGCTAAGGCTTTCTCTCCTTGTTGCTTCAGGAAAGCTAGGAGCAATTTAGCATCTTTGCCTTTGAGCATGTTGACTATAAGTTTGCGAGCTGCGTTCTTACTCAGCTCTGCGGATTCCACCTGAGGTTTTGGCACTGGTTTTACCGCCTCCTCTTTGGTTCGTGCTGGCTCTGGGGCGATATTCGTCTTGTCCCCAGTGTCGACACCAACCAAAGATGTGGTTTCTCTAACCAGTGGTGGTGGGTTCGGTATGGATATTACTTCTGGCCTTGGCGTCTCTTTAGCCTCAGCCGCTCCCTCAACTCTAGCGGGCTCAACTTGCGCTGCCCCAACTTTAGTGCTCTCTGCGGCTTGTACTCGCGCCTCTACGACCACGCCCCTAGCGGCTTCCTCAACTCTAGCGTAGTCATTTTGTATCTTGACCTCGGCTTTAGTGCTCTCAGCTGCCTGAGCTAGTCTAGTGCGCTTGTCAGGCTTCACATGCGGCATCTTAGCGTAGGCCACGCCAGTTTTACCGCGAGAAACCAGAAGTAATTCCCCACTAGGCCCTCTAACGATGTCGTACTCTAACTGCATCGCTCGCCTCTTGGGGTTGTTGTCCTTCTTACCCTTAACTTCGATCTGCACCCCGCTCAATGTGTGGCGGAGTCTACTTATTACTCCCTCAACGCGTCTAACGTTGACGAAATCTTCCATATTGTCGGCTTCATCCATATCATCTGCTCCGAGCTGTTGCAGCTCCTCTATCCTGTCCCTAAGCATGTCTGCTTGGTCTAGGTAGTGTATGGATTGATCCGCAGATCGCCATTCCCTCTCTTTGTCCATATACTGTCTCAACAACTCGTCTGCGTGTGCCTCGAGTTGCGTCAAGAGTTCTTCGTCCCGCTGGCGAAGCTCAGACGTGGGGATCAATCCACGCCTGCCCTTGTGATCTATGAACGTCATAGTCTCTGCGTCCCTGTCTCCAATAAGTTGATCTATGTCATTGGCATCTGCTGACATGTCATACCGTTCGGCCATCCAAATTTGCGAGCCCCTTTCGGGTGACTCAGTTTGGACGCCCGCTCGGCTGTTCAACTTTATTGCGAGACTTGCTCTGTTCTTACCGTAGACTGATGGTAAGAACAACGCCAGATTGTAATTGCCGCCTTCAAGCGCCCCGATGTGTACTCCAACCAATTTCCAGTTGTGTGTGTACATCGGGCATCCACTGCAGCCAGCCTCTGTGGAGGCTGTATGCGCTCGGCTGCAAGGTATATCAACGGGTTTAAACGCTCCAGAGGACATCTGGACCTGTTTACCGCTCATATAAACTGCTTGTGCGGCTGAG